CGACTTGTGGTCTATTCCACAACCGACTTGAGTTCCATATACTCTGAACTTCTTTCCTACATAGTGTTCTGTATAACATTGGGTGTGGAGATGTCCTTGTACGGTGTTCATCATATCAGCTCTACACTTTGTCCTAGCTGTACCTCCTTCTCCATGTATATATTGTACTCCATCTGTTTCGTATCGTTCTACAAAGTTCCAATCAGGAGTTTCTAATACTTCTTTAAAAGACTTAATCCATTTACTTGGAATACTAGAGGTTTGAGCTTTACGCATTATTATTCTGTCGTGATTTCCTATTATAACTGTAGCCATAGGGAAAGCGTCACGCCAACGCCCTATTTTCTTAATAGCCAATTCAAGCTCATCTAAGCCACCCATTCCGTCAGCACTAGCTTCGTGGTAGCTTGAGTAGTGATTGTCTATTACATCACCTATAAACACTACCTCTGTGCAATTATAAGCATAGTATTGTTCTATACAGAA